TACTAATGGTGCCCCGGATGTTTTAATGACTCATCCTGTCAGTGCCTCTAGTAACCAAATCTTGTAATATCACCATCTTGTAAACAAGTGATGATTAAATCATTAATCTTGGCTTGTTCTTGCTTAACAAACTTGAACATAGCATCATGTCGTGATAACTGGATTTTGTTAGCTTGCCGGGATATTATCTTGTCAAGGTTACCGATTGGTGATACCTTAAGTCGAATCAAATCTTCGTAAGCTTCATCGTCCATAGCCACACGCAAGAGTTCCATTTCCTGTTGTGACTCCTTCAGCAATGATTGGATAATCAATACTAATGGGTATTCCGACGGCTTTAATATTGAGTTGTTGGATTGGGAATCCTCATACTCAAGAGCTCTATAATTGAAAGAGAAGTACATTGCTTCAGAAGTTAAATCTTTAAATTTTCGATATAACCGCTCTTGCATTGTTCCTTTAAACTTCCAAATATGATAGGCTAATTGCTGTAAAGCATAAGCTGAAAGTGATTCGTCTCGCATATTGCATGAAAAGTTAATTCCATTACAGGTTAGAAGGCTTTTAACGGCCCATATATAATCTTCATGGGATTTACCAATCTGAAGAATACGGAAACATTCAAGATTCTTAACCTGACGGTATGATAGACGAAAGTGCTTTCCGTTAGCGTTTTGTAGTCTGGCAACAAAACCTGGTATGCTTGTACTGTTTATCGCATATCCACGTTCACTCGCCACCCGTAGGGTTGACCACATGGCACTAACACTGTCAGACTGCTCGACCATTGCGGACAAGGGAAAAGCAGTAATTTCAGTACTCGAAGTAAATAGCCGTTTGGCGAATTCGAAAGTGTCTAACGATACTAGAGATTTTTCTAAATTAATAGTTACTCCAAGTAAAGTCATTGCTTCTTTATACCCATTGGCTACTTTTTCGTTAGCGATCACGACATCATCTCCTAATACAACATATGAAGTAAAGTTGGGAAACCCAGCCTGACTTGCAACATATTTTATTAGTATATGATGACATAGAGCGAAAACACCCCATGATGAGTATGCTCCCATTGGTTGACCGGAATTATAGGAAACTGTAGTCTCCAACCAATCAACGTGGAAATCATATTCAACCATGATGTGCTTCCAAGCTGATGCGTATTCTTTGCCCCACAGAACTGACAGAACGATTTCTTGAAA